TGCGGAAAAAACCTTAGACAATGTAACTGTAAATCTAAAAGTGTTGACACCTTAGAACAAAAACCAAAAAACGGATTTGATGCTTGGGTACAAGTATTAGAAGAAGAAGAACAGCCAGTAGCTTGTAGTGTGGACAATCCAGACTGTGAGAATTGTGGTAGTTAAAATATTTTAATTAACTTTGCATTATTAGAAGCACTCTTTACTAAGAGTATCACCCCAGAGGGCCGAGAGGTAGTTATGGGGTCAGAAGTTGGATTGTAGATCCTAAATAAGGATTAGAGTTTTCTCCAATAGCTTCACAAAGGAAAGATATAGAACCTAGTTGGGATAGAGTACATATTAGGTAAGTGTGGTGAATTAACACCGTGGTAATTATCCCTTGGTCTTCGTCTAAAGAAGAAAGCACTGCTAGGTTTGAAATTCTGACTGAAATTTAAAAAATTGGCGAAACGCTAGGGGGAACCTGTATCTATTTTAAAAATAATTAATATTTTCTTGTATTTATAAATTCTTTTGTTATAACTTTGCAGTATAACTTAATATATAGATAGAATGACTAAGAAAAAAGAATTAAACTTCTTACCTTACGGTAACTGGTTAGTATTGCCAGATCCTACAACTAGAAAGACTGAATCGGGAATCATATTAGATGATGCTGCAGCAAAAGCTTTAGCTACTAACATATTAGAGGTACTAGCAACAGGACCTTCGTGTATAATGGCTGAGATAGGAGATGAAGTAATGGTTAACCCTATGGCAGACGCAATGAAGATGACTATTAATGGAATCCCTTGTGTATTAGTCAGCGAACACAACTTACTTGGAAAATTTGATAAGAACTAAGTTTTTAACTCACGATTATTGGGAATTGTTTCAACTTGTTTGGGAATTTGAGGAAAAACTCACTACCTGGGAGGAAAAGAATCCTAATGCTCATTACGAGATAGAAATACTTATAGGAGAACACGAACACGTAATAATAGTAACAGTAAGAGATGAAGATAACGATTAAAGCAGATACTACCTTAAAACATATTAGTATTTGGAACGGAATATTTAATTTAACTAAGAAAGAGTTAGAAGTACTGTCTAGTCTTATAGATGCTGAAGTATTAACAGATACAAAAAGTTTAGGATCTGTTAGTAACAAAAAGAAAGCAGCAAAAGTATTAGGAATAGAAGATTACAATACTTTAAATAACTACATAAAAAGGTTAAAGGATAAAAAAGCTTTGTTATTAAAAGATAATAAGTATATATTACATACATTATTAAATAATAAAACTAGAGATGTTCAAATCATTATCAGCAAGTAAAGAGATATACACAGCGTTTCAAGATAGATACAATGACTATCATTTTGTTCAAGATACGCATGGAATAGTATTAGAAATAACAATAGACAATGGAAGAGAAGAAATTACCTACAGCATTTCAGATGATGAAGAACTTCAGCAAGGAGCTGACCACTTTTGTGAAAGAGGGGATGCCCAGTGTCAGTGAAGACGATTATCAAGAAAGACTTGACACTTGTTTTGGGTGTGAGCACTTTTTAGAGAACCTAAATAGATGTGGATCATGCGGATGCCTTGTAGAATACAAAGCTAGGTGGAAAACAACAAAGTGTCCAGAAGATAAATGGAAGCAACAAATAATAGGGAAAGAAGGCAAATCTTTAGACGGATTAATAAAACGTAATGAAAAAGACTCAGAAGGAAATAATACAGAAGCTAGCGACCAAGTATAACAAATCTTTAGCAGAAATAGAAAAGATAGTTATGTCTCAGTTTAAATACTTATCTTCTACTATGGAGAAGGGAGATTTTGAATCTGTTAGATTACCTTACTTTGGAAAGTTTTCTTCAAATAAAAAGAGACGAGAATATATAACAAAACTTAAAAATGGATCTTCTAACAATAGATAACAACGTAGCAATACCTAGTGCTTATACTTTAACTGTATTAGAGTTTAAAGATATAGTTGATAAAGATAAAAGCAAAGGCAAGAATGTTTCTACAAAAGAATTAGCTTATGTCTACTTTATGTGTGATCACAGATCTCCTTTTGCTGTATATGGAGAAGCAGAAAGGAAAAACGAAGTAAAAATAAATGTATTTGGATTAGACAGTAAATGGTCTGAAGATCCTAAGATACAAGCTGCATGTTTAAAGTATAAACAGTTGACAGAGACTTCAGCAATACGACTACTTAAAGCAGCTAGAGAATCTGTAAGAAAGTTACAAAAGTATTTTGAGACTATAGATCTTACAATGATGGATGATAATGGTAAGCCTATTTTTCATGCAAAAGATTTAGTAGCTAACTTATCTAACATGGGTAAAGTAGTAAATGGACTAGGAGATTTAGAGGATTTAGTTAAAAAACAAGAGCAAGAAGCAAATTCTAATAGAGGAGGGGTTGTAGTTAACAAATATAGTTCGTAAATTTGAAGTATGGATTTTTTACAAGACATAGAAGATTACAACTCCGCAATGAATAATGCTTATAGAGTTATTACAGAGAAAATGACTATTGATGATATAGTTGAAAATTTAGACTATGATTTCTACTTACCTTTTGATCCTTTTGAAGAGGACGGAAGAGATGAAGGAACAATAGACTTATTAATATCACATTTTACAGAAACAGAAGATTACGAAAAATGTCAGGAGTTAGTGAACTTAAAAAAGAATATTTCAAAGACACCGCAAGACTAAGTCCTGCAGCTAATCATTTTTTAAAGCATGGTTATTATACTAATGCTTTACCAGGTACAAAAACCTATTATGATTACTGGGATACAGAAAAGCAAAGGTGTTTGTATGGATATGAAGCTGGTGGGACAAAGATCACCGGCTTTCACTATTTCTATTTAAACTATTGTAGAATGGAAAGAGCTGTTGAAGAAACACAGCCTGACGGTAGTATATTAAATAGGAGAGAAAATAGTTTTCCATCTTTCTATGATGGAGACTTTCATTATTACAACGCAATAGATAAAGCACGTAGGGAGAATAAACATATGTCTGTATTAAAAGCTAGACGTAAGGGATTCTCATACAAAGCAGCATCTATGCTTATACGTAACTATTACTTTCAACGCGGTAGTAGAGGATATGTATTTGCAAGTCAGAAAGAATACTTAATCGGGGATGGTTTACTATCTAAAGCTTGGGATATTATGTCTTTTGTAGATGATAATACTGCATGGACACAGCCTAGGCTTAGAGATCGTGAAATGAATAAACAATCTGGTTATAGAAAAAATGTAAATGGTGCCTTAGTTGAACTTGGGATGAAATCACAGATTATAGGCGTATCACTAAAAGATGATCCCGACAAGGTTCGTGGTAAGGCGGGTGACCTGGTATTCTTTGAAGAAGCCGGATCATTCCCTGGCCTACTAAAAGCTTGGGAGGTTGCAATGCCAACAATGCGTCAAGGTAGTAAGACATTAGGTACAATGGTAGCTTTTGGTACAGGTGGTGCAGAGGGATCTGATTTCCATGCACTAGAAGAGTTATTTTACAGTCCGGATGCATATGATTGTTTATCATTTGAGAATGTGTGGGATGAAGGGGCTCAAGGAAGCTACTGTGGTTATTTTGTACCTATATATCAAAACCTAGAAGGGTTTATTGACGAAGATGGTAATTCTAACGAACCTGCCGCTAGAAGTTATGAACTAGAACAGAGAGAAAAGAAAAAACTAGCAGCAGATACAAAAACATATGATCAGTATATAGCAGAGCATCCTTGGAATCCAGGAGAGGCTACATTACAGGTTACAGCAAACTTATTTGATGTATCTTCTTTACAAGAACAATATAATAAGATTAAATCAAAAAACTTAACTAGTAATGCCATACCAGGTAGGTTACATTACGGTAAAGAGAATGAAATAAAATTTACACCTCAATATGATCTAAAACCTTTATTTAAATTTCCACATAACAAAGCAGATAACAATGAAGGCTGTGTTACAATGTGGGAAGCTCCATATAAAGGTAAAGACGGAGTTGTACCTCATAATTTATATATTATCGGGCATGACCCCTACGGACAAAATCAATCTGCGGATAGTTCATCTTTAGGATCTGCGTATGTATTAAAAAGAGTAAATAATCTAACACAACCAGATGATATTCTTGTAGCAAGTTATGTAGGTAGGCCTACAACACAAGATGAGTTTAATAGAAACTTATTTATGTTAGCAGACTTTTATAATGCTAAAATAGGGTTTGAGAATGATAGGGGAGAAGTTATAGCGTATGCAAAACGACACAGAAAATTGCACAGACTACAGCCTGAGTTTGAAATGTTAGATAAGAAAGAGTTGCAATCTAGGAGAGTTAGACGTACATATGGTATGCATATGACACAAGCCAGGAAGCAGCAAGGTGAGATATATATAAGAGATTGGTTAAATTCTCCAAGAGGGGTTGCGGATAATGGAAAAGAATCGTTAAATTTGCACAAGATCTATGACCCAGCACTGTTACAGGAATTAATTAAGTTTAACCACAAAGGTAACTTTGACCGAGTTATGTCTCTTATGATAGCAATGTATCATTCAAGAGAGTTATACAACGCAGAAGTTAAGAATATTTATGAGGACAGAACAACAGACTCATTTTTTGATAGACAATTTTTTTAAGATATGTATTCAGCAAATCACAGTATACCAAAACAAAAAGTAGCAGACTCTAAGAAAACAGAGACCTGGAAAAAAGAATGTGTAGAAGCCTACATAGGACTTTCAAATACTAATGGATATGGTAACCGCAGAAGTAAACTGCAACAATTATATGACTATTATAATGGTCATGTAGAGGAAGAAGATTATAAGTACGTAACAAAGCCCTACGGCAAGAGTCGTAGTAACTTTCCTTCTAAGATACGTAACTATCCTATTATTAAACCCATCATAGATCTCTTACTTGGGGAAAAATCTAAACGACCTCTTAACTATAGTGTTGTAGTTAAAAATGCGGATACCGTATCTACTAAAGAACAACAAAAGCAAGCTATGCTAATGCAGGTAATGCAGCAGAAGTTTATTAATAGACTTAATGAACAGGGTATGCAAACAGGTATGGCTAGTGAAGAAGTACAAATGCCTAAGCACGTAGCAGAGTTATTTGAAAAAAGTTATGTAGATGCTAGAGCTATATTAGGACAACAAGCTCTTAACTATATAATGCAAGAACAAGAAATGTACGACAAGTTTCAAAAAGCTTGGTTTCACTTCTTAGTATCAGGAGAATGTTATACACACAGAGGAGTGAGACATAATGAGCCTTTTTATGAGGTATTAAATCCTGTAGACATAGATTATGATAAAGATCCTGATTGTGAGTTTGTAGAAGACGGCGACTGGGCTTTAGTTAGAAAATTTTCACATGCATCTACAATTGTAGACATGTATAGAGAAGAACTTACAGATGGTCAGATTGATAGATTAGAAAGACCTGAGCAATTCTCTAATGATTCACATTTAAGTAGTGGGTACTCTCAACATAATGTAGAGCAGTACAGAAGTAGACTTATTGAAGTAAATATTGTTTACTGGAAGTCTATGAAAAGAATAGGGTTTTTAAGTTTTATAAATCCAGCTACAGGACAAAAAGAAGAAGAGATTGTTCCTAGCAATTTTAAAATGCCAGAAGAATTAAAAGACCTAGAAGCAGAAATAAGCTTTGAATGGGTTACAGAAGTATGGCAAGGTACTAAAATTGCTGATGATATATTTGTAGAAATACAACCAGTAGAAAATCAAAGATTTACTCTTGACAATCCTTCTAATGGTAAATTACCTATTAATGGTAGAAAGTATTCAGAAACTAACTCTGAGAATATATCTTTAGTTGGTTTAGGTGTACCTTATCAAATTAACTACAACATTTATAAATACAGACTAGAAGTTGCAATAGCTAAGTCAAAAGATATTATTGCACAGTTTGATATTAACATGATTCCAAAGAAGTGGGACATGGATAAGTTTATGTACTATGTAGATGCTACAGGTATTGCATGGGTAGATTATAACAAAGAAGGTATGACAATGAATCCGCAGCATCAAGCTGTTATGGATATGTCTATAAAAACTATAGAGCAGTATGTTGTATTGCTAGAATCTATTATACAAGAATGGGAAAGAATCTCAGGAGTTAATAGACAAAGACAAGGTACTATAGGTACTTATGCTGGAAAGGGTACAAGTCAACAAGCTATTGTACAATCTTCTCATATTACAGAAGATTTATTTAGAAAGTTTAGTAGATTAGAGCAAAGAGATATACAAGCAGTATTAGATTACTCTAAAGATGCTTGGAATGGAAGTAAGAGCTCAATGTACTATATGCCTGACGGAACAGCTGAATTTTTTAGTATTGATGGTACAGATTACTCTGAATCTAATTATGGAATATTTGCTAGTAATGCAGGGGCCGATCTTGAGAAGAAAATGAAGGTAGAGCAACTTGCACAAGCAATGATTCAAAATGGTACTCCTGCATCAGTAGTTGCAGAGGCTATGGATCAGGACAGTTTTACAGCTATTAAAGATAAAATTAAAGCAGCTGAAAAACAAAGTCAAGAATTAGAACAAGCTCAACAACAAGCTCAAATGGAGATGCAACAAAAACAATTGCAAGCACAGAACGAGCAGAAAG